TGGATAACGAGAAGATCAAAAAACTATATCCAAAACTTACAGTCAAGAAGTTCTGGACCACAATCAACAACACAGTCGCTGGATTGTTCCACGTCTTTAACGTTCTAGCAAACCAAGACTCAGAATACACAACCTTTGATGCTACAGATTATGATAGCATTATGAAGCAGCCCGGCTGTATGATTATGGGTGTAACCAGCGTCAAGAACCTTGAGAACGAAACTGCTGTCTCAAGTGCTCTCAAGAAGAACCTAGAGAAGACACTTCTCGCTGAAGGTTTTGACCTAACAACTGCTACAGGTGCTGCTTGTATTGTTGTTGGTAGCGAAGAGATCTTTGAAGAAACTGTTGGCTTGATGGACAACATTGAGTTTGGTTTTGATACTTTGGCTGCTTTGACTGGTGGTGCTATGGTTCACCGTGGTATCTACGAGGACGACAAGAAAGATAAACTCGTAACCTACACATTGGTCAGCGGTCTTAAGCGACCAGCCAAGAGAATTGAAGGACTAAAGAAATTCCTAAAGAAGTAAAATGAGATTACTGGTTACAACATTATTATTGTTTTCCCTCAATGCTACTGCTGGCGAGGTCACTGAGTTCAAACCTCGCCCAGCAGCAGTTGAGGAAGGCAGCGACACCTATGTCGGCATTCTATTAAGCGAAGAAGACTTCCGCAAACTCCTACAAGACAAGATCGACACCAACGCAAAAGTTGCAGAGTGCGATGTGGATAAAAAGGTTTGCACTCAACTCCAAGAGCAGTACAAACTATCCATCAAAAGTCTTCAGGAAACAATCCAAAAAGAAAACACTTGGTTTAAAAGAAACAAGGGCTCCCTTGGCCTATTGACTGGTGTTGTTATTGGAGTAGGGACTTCCATCGCTATTGTAAGGGCGGTACAGCCTAGCCAATGAAAACAAGAAAAGACCCAAACTATATCGCTGCTGTAGAGAAAGCGATTACTGAAAAGTACGGCAAAGATACTGTACAAGACTTCCGCCATGAATGGAAGGAAGAAAAAGAAAAAGAGTACCTAAACCAACTCAAAGAAATGAGAGTTAAACGAGATAAGTACTCAACAAACAAAGAGGCAGTCACAGTCGGCGATGTGAAGATTACTAAACGCCGTGACCGCCAAAAAGATGACCGTACCTGTCCAGTCTGTAAAACATATTCATTTTCCAGGAAGGACGACCTATATATGAATAGGTTTAAATGCTGCCATGATTGCTATATAGACTTTGTTGTTGGTCGTGAACAATCATGGAAAGACGGCAACAGACCAACAGATGAGCATATTGAAAATGCTTTAAGGAGACGAAAATAATGGCTACTGTCCTAGACGTAATTAGAGGTTTAAACCAGGCTGCTGCTAATGCTTATGACGGCGCTTTGGATGAAAATGGCGATGCCCTACAGGTTGGACTAGACAGAGAAGAAGGTCACCCAATCATTGATAGTCGTGTAATTGACGGTTTCAAGGTGCGCTTTGCTGGACCAAAGATGATTGTAACTTATCAGAGCGAGATGCGTGTTAATGAGATTCATCCTCGTAACCAGTTCGAAAACGAAATCAACGCAAAGTTTGCAGACATCGTTAAGTTCCTAAAGAAGGAATACAAAAAGATTACCAAAAGCACAGTATCCCTAACAGAGGACTCTGATCCAGATATCATTGTTCAGACAACATCAAGAAATCATACATGGGTTCAGGCCAAGAAACAATATGCTATTGGCGGCTTTGATGGTGTTGAGTCTATTCGTATGGGCTCCGAGCGATCAGCGGAAGCAGAAAAAGATTACCACAAAAAGTTCTTGGACTTCTTGGCTCAAGAGTCTAACAAGCGACCAGAAAACGATAAGGCTCCAAAGAACCCAGAAACGCCAGAGGCATAAATGTCTTTGAATAAGAAGGAGATGATGGCGGAGATAGTCCGCTGTGGTAAAGATCCTTCGTATTTCTGTAAAAAGTATGCTAAGATCTCTCACCCAATGAGAGGATCGATTCCGTTTGATCTTTACGATTTCCAGGAGGAAGCATTAAAAGATTTCAAAGAGAACCGATTTAGCGTCATTCTAAAAGCCCGTCAGTTAGGCATCTCCACAACCGTGGCTGCTTATGTTGCTTGGTTGATGCTTTTTCACAAAGATAAGAATGTTCTTGTCGTAGCAACCAAGCTCGGCACAGCAGCCAACCTTGTAAAGAAGATTAAGGCAATACATAAAAACTTACCAGCATGGTTAAAAATATCTGATATTGCTATTGACAACAGGAACTCTTTTGAGTTAACTAATGGTTCTCAAGTAAAGGCCTCATCAACTTCTGGCGATGCTGGTCGTTCAGAAGCATTGTCCCTGCTTGTAATTGATGAGGCTGCTTTCGTCGAAGGTATTGATGAACTCTGGGCAGGTCTTTACCCTACCCTATCAACTGGTGGTCGCTGCATCGCCCTTTCCACACCAAACGGTGTCGGCAACTGGTTCCACAAAACCTACACAGAGGCAGAAGAAAACAAGAACGACTTCCACACAATTAGGCTTCCGTGGAATGTACACCCAGAGCGAGACCAGGCTTGGTTTGAAAAAGAGACAAGAAATATGTCTCGCCGTGAAATCGCACAGGAACTTGAATGTAACTTCAACGCCTCTGGTGATACAGTAGTTCACGGGGACGACTTAAAATTAATATTAGAAAAAGTTATTGAACCAAAACACAAAACAGGTTTTGATAGAAATTACTGGATCTGGAAAGAACCCGAGCCACAGAATGATTATATCCTAGTTGCTGATGTTGCTAGAGGCGATGGTTCTGATTTTAGTGTTGCTCATGTGTTTGATACCCAGACTATGGAACAGGTAGCAGAATACCAAGGCAAAATTACACCAGACATGTTTGCCCCACAACTGTACTCAATGGCTTCAGAATATAATAATGCTCTCTTGATTATTGAGAATAACTCTTTGGGCATCGGAGTGTTGAGTAGGCTACAGGATTTAGACTATAAAAATTTGTATTATAGTATAAAATCAACACATGAGTATGTTGACGAAGTCTCTGCTCAAGCATTAGGAGGTGTTGCTGGTTTCACAATGTCTATGAAAACCAGACCACTTGTTATTGCGAAGTTTGAGGAATTCGTGAGAAATAAACTAATTACTATTAATTCCATTCGCCTTGCTAATGAAATCAAAACATTTGTATGGCACAATGGAAGACCGCAAGCCATGAGGAGTTATAACGACGACCTGGTGATTGCGGCTTGTATCGGTTGCTGGGTAAGAGGAACAGCCCTGACGGCAAATCAACGGGAGGCAGATTACAAGAAGGCACTACTAACGAGCATATCCGTATCGTCCACAAAGCTTAACACTAAGATACAAGGACAGCACGGCTTTAAGGGAAACCCAACATCTTTTAAAGGCACAGACGGAAAAACTCACGACCTAAATTGGATCATTAAAGGATAACCATGGCTGAAAATAATAACCAAAACCCAAGGAATAATCAATCAGCATTATTCAAGCGACTAACAAGACTATTCAGTGGTCCAATCGTAGATTACGATCGTCCTGCTGTTATACGAGGCAACCGACGGGACGTAACAAAATATACATTTACTTCCAACACAGGTCGTGAATTCAAAAAGAAAGAATATCACAACCCATTTGGAGACCTTACTAACAAGGTTCTTTACAATCGCAACAAGCAGATGCGATACACAGACTTTGAGCAAATGGAATATATGCCAGAGATTGCTTCTGCTCTAGACATTTATGCTGATGAGATTACCACATCAACAACATTCAACCCACTAATCAATATTGATTGCCAAAATAGGGAAATAAAAGACATAATCCAAACACTTCTGTATAATGTCTTAAATGCCGAGGCGAATTTGTTTGGGTGGGCAAGAAGTGCTTGTAAATATGGTGACTACTATTTGTATCTTGACATTGACGAAAAGTTGGGTATTACAAATGTAATCCCACTTCCAGTTCGTGAAATGGAAAGAATTGAGGGAACAGACCCAACCAATCCAAACTACATTCAGTTCTATTGGCAGAATGCCGAAGGAAACTCTGGTGTAACTTTTGAGAACTGGCAGGTCTCTCACTTCCGTGTTCTAGGGAATGATAAGTATGTTCCCTACGGAACTTCAGTCCTAGAGCCATCTCGCCGCATTTGGCGACAACTTACACTCCTAGAAGATGCGATGATGGCTTATCGTATCGTCCGCTCACCAGAGCGACGAGTATTCTACATTGATGTCGGTAATATGGCGGCAGAAGATGTAGAGCAATATATTGAACAAGTCAAGACTCAAATGAAACGAAACCAGATTGTCGATGAAGACACTGGTCGAGTTGATTTGCGATACAATGCTATGAGTGTAGATGAAGACTTCTACATTCCTATTCGTGGTGCTGCTAGTAATACAAGGATTGAAACCCTAGCAGGTGGTCAATTTACTGGCGACATTGATGATGTGAATTATCTTCGTGATAAACTTTTCTCAGCCCTTAAGGTACCAAAGGCTTATCTAGCACAATCAGATGCCCAGGAAGATAAGACAACTCTATCTCAAAAGGATATTCGCTTTGCTAGAACCATTCAACGACTTCAGCGAGTCATTGTTGCGGAACTAGAAAAGATTTGTATCATCCACCTTTATACTCTTGGATATAGAAACAACGACTTGTTGTCTTTCAAACTAGCCCTCAACAATCCATCCAAGATTGCTGAACTACAGGAACTTGAGCATATGCGAACCAAGTTTGATGTTGCTGGTAGTGCTACTGACGGATACTTCTCCAAGCAGTGGGTATACCGAAACATCTTCAAAATCTCCGAAGAAGAGATTGATAGAATTCAGATTGAGCAATACACTGATGCTCTCCACGGGGCAGCCATTGAAGGAGCCGGCACCCCACCAGAAGGTGGTGAAGGCGGAGAACTTGGCGACCTTGGAGGCGATGATTTGGGTGGCGACCTCGGCGGAGACCTTGGTGGCGAAGAGGGCGGAGAAGAGCCAGCAGATGAAGGACCACTTCTCGCCGAACCTGAAATTGAACCAGGACAAAGGGACGACAATGGCTATATGAGAGTTAAGAGCCCTCGCTGGAAACAAGGTGCCCGCCGCCGCAGCATGAATGGTGCTTACAACAGAGAACAAGCCGGCTCGTCTAACCGAGCAATAAATAAAGGGCACAGTTCAACTCGGGATAGACTATTTACAGGGTATGGCGAAATGAGTACTTTGGCTAACGGTATCGCTAGCGAAGGGCAACAAGCCGAAGAGGATTTAATATTTGAAACTCAATTTGATATTAAACAATTAATTAAACAACTGGAAACAAAAGATGAAGGTCAAGCATAATAAAAAAAGAAACACAGCATTTTTGTATGAAGCCCTTGTAAGGGAACTAACAAAATCAGTTGTTGATAAAGATGTGGCTCGTACCAGAAAGGTTAAAGCCATTCTTAAGGAGCACTTCCGCAGCGGTATGGTATTGTTCAGCGAGTTGGGTTGCTTTAATGCTTTAGCAGACAAGTCCAGCCTCGACCAATACACAGCCGAGAAGATGGTTTTCCGTGCGAAGAAAGAATATGACCAACTTAACCAGCAAGACATCTTCAAGGAACAATCAGCCGTAATCAAAAAGGTCAACACCGACCTCGGCAAAGAAGTATTTAACAACTTCGATCCCAACTACAAGTCCTATGCGACTCTCGCCCAAATTTTTGGCGATAAGATGCCAGTCAAAAACAGAGTTTTGATGGAGCAAAAAGTAATTGAAACACTCACCTCTACACCAGAACAACAAGAAGAACTACAACCAGTAGATAATCTCGTCGTCAAATCATTTACAGAGAGGTTTAACGACACTTATACTGAATTGCTTCCAGAACAGAAGGAACTACTCAACCGATACATTGTTTCCTTCAATGAGAACGAAGCCGACTTCAAAATCTATGCTGGAACTGAACTCAAGAGAATTCACGAAAGTGTAGAATCCTCACTCAGCCTTGAGGAAGTTAAAGAAGACGAGCAAATGGTTGAGAACACCAAGCAGGTCCTACAGCAAATCTCTGAATTTAATGTAGCAAATCTAGGGGAACAAGAAATACTAAAAATCTTGAAACTCCAAAAACTAGTAAGAGAATACGAAGAAGATGCCAATAACAATTAAGATCGGTGATGCCGCACAACAAGAAGAGCCAAAACCAATCCAGGCTTCCATAGCCCTTCAGGTCAAGAAGACTCTTGACGGCAACCTTCTTATAAACGATCACAAGTATCTTGATATTATTATTAGCCCAAAAGAAGGCAAGATTGTAACCATGCCCAAGCCAAACGTCGAGAAAGACGTTTATGATTATCAAAAGGATTTGATGTATGACCTTTTCAAGGGCGGCGTAACTGATGCTGCTGCCCCAAAGGGTGGTCCTGTCTTTGGCATGGTAGAGACAACATATCCAAAAGAAGGAGATGTTGATACGCTACAGGCAGTTATGTACCGTCTTAGCGAATATCTAAAACAAATCCAAGATTCAGAACAGGTCGCAGAAGAATACGACGAGCACATTGAAGACCGCTTTACAGATCCAGACGCAAAGGATTCTACAGCATACGGTGAAGTTCCTCCATACCAGGACACACCAGAAGGTCGTGCTAATCAGGCAGACCCAACCTATACGTTTGCGGGATACGGCTACTACTACTAATGTCCCTCATATATTTTATTCTGTGTTCCTACGGAATCACACAGATTTTAGCATACGCTAAAATATTCGACTCTATTCGCCCAAAACACCACTTCTTCCATTGTCCAATGTGTATTGGCTTCTGGGTTGGGGTCCTGTTGGTGATGCTAAACCCCTACACCGAACTATTTACATATAATGTTAGTTTGGTGAATGCTTTTCTATTAGGAGCGCTTTCATCGGCAACATCATACGCTTTATGTATGATAATAACAGATGGAGGTATCCAACTTGAACAACGAACGAAAGGGAGCTTGGACGCAAAAGTGGATGTTGCGACCCGTAGCAAACTGCTGTCGTGGTAGCAGTATCGTGCGGGTAGCGCCCGCATTCCAAAGGAGATAAAAAATGACTAAGAAATACGTACTACAAGAGTTTATGAACCTAGATTACAGCGACGATCTTCTCACAGAAGAAGAGCGTGAAGGTAATCGCCAAGGAACACACCTTGTCGTAGCAGGAAAGATCCAATGTGCCGAAGCAAAGAACGGCAATGGTCGTGTATACCCTAGACCAATCCTCGAAAGAGAGATGAAGAACTACGAAAAACTCGTTCGTGAAGGTCGGGCTATCGGCGAACTAGACCACCCAGACAGTTCAGTCGTAGAATTGAAGAATGCTAGCCACTTAATAACAGAAGTTTGGTGGGAAGGTAACGATGTTATGGGCAAAATGAAGATTTTGGACACCCCAGCAGGTCAAATCGCTCGCCAACTAGTCAAAGGTGGGGTTCAGTTGGGTATTTCTAGTCGTGGCCTCGGCTCAACTCGCCAACAGGGCGGTGTTACTATGGTTGAGGACGATTTTCAACTACTTTGCTTCGACTTGGTATCAGAGCCAAGCACAACAGGTGCCTTTTTGGTTGCTGAAAGTCAAGTTAAAACACATTTGACCAAGGCTGACCGAATTAATCGTGCTTTGAACGACATTTTGGGCGACAAATAATGTCTTACGGTGGCTTTAGAGTACCAAATAACTCTGGTGGTATGGCTTTTCAGGTCAAACCTGACGGGAGTATTAAAATTGGCGACACCGCCGACGATGTAGCACAGGTTACAGGCACTCTTAATATAAATGGCCCTGCCGTATTCAACGAAGCGGGCTCCACCACTGGAGATTTTCGTGTAGAGAGCAACGCAGCAGAGAATATGCTCTTTGTTGACGCAAGTTCTAATCGCATCGGCATTGGTACAGCCTCGCCACTTTTTACAATTGATGTCCAAGAGCGAACTGGTATCGAATCTACTCTAAGGCTTAGAGGGTCTGGCGATGTTGGGATCAGGCTCGCCGCTGATACCGACAATTCGGGGGAAAATGATAATCCTTATATAGACTTTTATCAAGATGGCGCAAACTCTAATACCCGTGCCCAGAGACTAGCTACGATCGCTATGGAGGGCGACGCAGGAGCAACCTTTACAGATTCTCTGGCTAATACTTTTTTTATGGATGCGGCATATCCAACTAGCATAGGTACTTCCACCCTGCGAACACTTCAACTTGCTAACGATTCCAAAAACAATGGACATAAGGCTCGCATCACACTTGAGGGAAATAATGGCTATGTCGGCATTCACACAAATGCCCCAACAACACCTCTAGAAATTGAGGGTACAACTAAATCTACAGAATATGCTACTGCTGTCGGAACACAGGACCTAGGAACTGGGACAAGTAGCACATTATCTTTAGACGCTGGTATTATGCTTTTGGACGCTGACTCCATCAACGGGACTGATATGGGTGGCTATGAAGTTCACACCCTAAACATTCCTAACGGCTCCATAAGCGGACAAAGACTTACCATCATCGCCCAGAGCACAACAAACAGCACAATGATTATGCCTGCTGGAAGTATTAATGGCTCCATCGGAAGCCTTAGTGATGCTAGTGGCACAACAGCATTAGAATTCGTATGGATTTCCGAAGGCAGTATTTCAGCCTGGTATCAAGTGAGTTAAGAAGGGAAACAAATGAAAAAATCGGAACTCAAAAATATTATTAAAGAATGTGTCCGTGAGGTAATCTTTGAGGAAGGTATGCTGTCAGGCATCGTCTCAGAGGTTGTACAAGGCATGGGCTCAACAACTTTGGTACAGGAAACAAGAAGACAGCCTGCTCCACAAGTCACTCAACGCATTGCAGAGACTAAGCAGCAGGTTCTAAACGCTGTGGCATCAAATTCCTATGATGACATAAGGAAGAAGTTCTCCAACCCAGAACTTTTTGAAGGCACCCGACCCATCGCTGAGTCTAAGACTGGCAAGGGTGGAGCACTGTCTGGCGTAGCACCTAATGATCCAGGTGTAGATATTTCAAGTATTCCCGGCTTTGGAAGCTGGTCAAGTGTTGCAGCAGCAACAAGAAAGTAAAATAATGAGAAACAATCGTAGAAATAATAACAAGCCACTCGAACCCTGTGTTACTGTTCGTGCGGAAGATAATCACGGCGATCCAGAACGTATGATCCGCCGCTTCCGCAAGATGGTAAAAGCAGAGGGCATCATCGAAGAAGTGCGCAACCGACGCTACTTCAAGGCACCCAGCGAGAAACGCAGGGAAGAAAAAGAAGAAAGACAAAGACTGATCAACAAGGTGAATAGACGTAGAGACGAACTACTTAAGCCTAGGGATCGATATAAAAAGAGGAGGTCATAAACGATGGCTACATCACCCGACGGTACACTATACTATCAACATCAACGCTCTGGACTAGGAAGCGTAGGGTCTTATCAAGTTGCAGGAACTCCTTTTATGACTGGGAGTACAATTGCGGCTGGAGATGAAGAGACAATTAACTTCCCAAATGTCACAAGATCTATTACTATTATTAATAAAGATGCAGAGAACGATGATATTCGTGTTCATTTTGCTTCTACTGGGTCAGCAAATACACTTGCTGGACTTCACTACATTACTCTAGGTAGCATGAACTCCTCTTTGACAATGAATGTTAAGTGTAATAGTGTTTATGTCTCTGCTCCAGGAAATGCAGCAGCATACGAAATGTTTGCTGAACTGACAGGCATCAATCCACAGACCATGTTCCCACTAACTGGTTCTGGCATCGACGAATAATCGGAGGATATAAGAATGGGATTCGGTAGCGGCGGAGGAGGCTTCACACCCTCACCAAACAATGTTCCTGGCAGTACAACAACAGGTACTGATAAAGATACAGATGTTCATGAGTTTACTGGCTCTGTTGATATTACTGGTTCCCTTCTAATTAACGGTGTTCAAATCACACAAAACGGCGGCGGTGGCGGCGGTGGCAGCCCTGGCGGATCAAATAGTCAAGTACAATACAATGATGGCGGCTCTTTTGGTGGTGCTTCTGCTTTGGTATATGACGATGTTAATAATAGAGTGGGTGTTGGCACAACATCACCAGAATCAACACTAGAAGTTCGCAGCACAACCACCCAGCAAAAGTGGTCTTATGATGATGACAATGAGGCTACATTAACTGTTGGTAGTGATGGCGAGACTGTTCTTGCTGTTAGTGGTACGGTTGGCTCAAGCCCATCTTCCGACCTTGTTTTTGATGTTAGTAAGGGCGGCGATGTCTTCATTAGAAGACAGGGAGACAGACTTAGGTTTGGTGTTTCAACAGGTACCACAACCATTCAAACAGATAATGCTGGCACTGACATAGCATTTGTGTGTCATCCCGCCGGCGGCCTTGGTAATATAAATACTGAAATCGCAAGGTTCGATAATTCTGGAGCAGGTGCCCTCTTAATGTCTGGGACTATTAGTAGTCCTGGTGGCGATGCTCCCATCAACTTTAGAGACACAGCAACTAGCATTCACTCACCAGGCTCTAATCGACTAGCCATAACTGCTCCAACTTTGGAAGTAACAGGGACACTAGCAGTTACGGATACTAATTCATCAGGCTCGTTGGCTACTGATTTGGCAAAAATTGGAGCAGATCCAGTTAGACCAGATACTTTCATGCTATCTCATGTTGATCACTTTACCAACTCTAACTATGCTATCCAACAAAGAAGCAATGGGGATACAATTGTTAATGCACCCGCCTCTCGGACTGTCGGTCTGAGAATTGGCGGAAACAATGCTCTTACCGTTGCGGGCGGCTCCAATAACAATGTCTCTATTGGAAACCTTGGAACCCCAACAGCAAGACTTCACATCACAGGTGCCCTCGCAGAGCAGGACCTTTTAAGAGTAGATGCAGCAGATACATCAGCAGTTTTTTTCGTATCAGGCTCAGGAAGAGTAGGTGTTAATACAGCAGTACCAGTTCAAACACTATCAGTTAGTGGTAGTGCTGCTTTCTCTGGTACATACGGATCAACAGCAGTTGAAACAAGAAGTACAAACCTTGATACACTTAC